TAATAACCACTATCCATGCTATTTTTTTCATTTTCTTCCTCCCACTTTTAGACGGCACTAAGCCATCTGTTTATCCTTCTTCTATCTGTGCATCTCTGACATACACAGACAGAAATTTCCATCCCTAGCCAATTTCCGTGCAACCGGAATTTTGCCGGCCTCCGGTTGCATATGAAACATTTTAGCCGAAAATTACTCCCCTGCTCAGGGAGCCTCTCGGCTGCTGTCAAGTTCATTCTTTCCTCCCAGCAGTTTAAAGACTTGCTGAGGTCTGGTTCTAAAATATCGTAAATTTATCGTGCCTCATCCGCTTTTCAGCCGGAGGCACCCTTTCAAACCCCGGGACAGGTATCATCGCGCATACCTCTCCCTGGTATGCTTGGGCAGCGATGATGCTGCCCACGATTATGGTTTGCGCTGGGGCATCTTGCAAGAACTTGATGCCTTCCCTATTTTTTACAAACCGAGTTTTGACGAAAGTCGTCTCCACGTCTGCGGCATTGATTTCTTTGCCACAGACTTCTTCTACAGCCTTGCCGTTTAAAAGAAAACCGCAAGGTTCGACAACAATTGTTTCTTCTTGACCTTCGATCCCGAAGGTCAAGGAATGGGGAGTTGTGTTAATGATCTTAACTCCCCATACGTCTGTTGTTTGATACTTCATATTTCCTCCTTTGGCTCGGCTTGAGCCATTTAGTTATCTCCCTTCAGCTTTCCCCTTGAGGGAGTCCATGGTGGTTATTTTTGGAAAATTTTAATTAGTTCAGGCAGCCTGTGTGCCTGTATTGATGCCGAAATAAATCTCTTTGCGAAATCTATCGCTGTTCGGCACCTCGCCCTTTCACTTGAAATAAGGGCGTTTGCCCGTTCATTTGTTCCTGTCATCTGTCGTTCTGCAAAGCCCTTATAATAGCTCCTTCGGCAAGCTTTATAAAGGCCGACGGCGTCTGCAAAAGTTAATGTTTCGGAGTCAATTTCCTTGGAGCCTATGCCGGAGTATACATAGGCTCCATTCGCTAACTGCTCTGGCCAATCTGTTTTAAGATAAGATGTTTTCATCTTATCCTCCTTTTAAATAATTATTGTTTCAACGCCGTCCCAACCGGCGTTTTCTTTGTCCAATTCCTTGTTCACTTTCCGGAGCATCTCACCGGCTTTCCGGATGAGCTTCAATCTTTCATTGAACTCCTGAGGGGAGTACTCCCCCCTCACAGAGAGAACCCGGTCGTAATCCGACCGGGTTCTGCTTATACATAGCGCGATGGGGCTACCCCCTTTTTTGTACACCGATCCCTCTAAGGCCAGGTACCGGATAGGGAGTTGGCGCTTTTCTAACGCCTCAATGTCTAAAACTTTATAGGCCTTTTCGCCTTGCAACAAGATTTTTTCTGTTTTTATCTTGATTGCCATAATTTTCTCCTTTAGCTCGGCTTGAGCTATTGTTTATCTCCCTTCAGCGTTCCCCTTGAGGGAGTTTTGTTGTTGTTTTATTTCGCTGGGCGCATGCCCATCCCAACGATTTTCATCATCGCCGCAGTTTTTTCCTCTGCTTCCGCCTTGATGTTGGATTCCATCTGTTCGAGGAAATCCAACATCTCTTTTTCCGTTGCCTCTGCTTCGAGGCAACTCTTTATCATTTCTTCCAAATTTTTTTTCCACGTCTTCATCTTCACAAACCTCCTTGCCGACCAAACTTGGCCGGCTCTTAAAATTAAGATTAGCAAAATTGCCAATCTGCTCATTATATATTGCAAGGCTTGTACCAACTTTGAAATAAAAATGCTGTACAATATATGGTGTTATCGCAAATGGATAACCACAACATATAGGTTTAGATGGTTTTTAAGGTTTCCGTCTGGAAACTGGTAAATTTCCATTTGGAAACCGGCTTAATGATTTCAATGGGTTATGGGGTTTTTGTGGTTTCCATTTGGAAACTGGTTTTTATTTGTTTTTTTTATTAAATATCCTTGACATTAGATTCTTTTTATGCATTATGGATTATAGGTGTTCCATTTTGGCATAGTTTTGTAACCCTGAAATTTCAGAAAGCTTGCAGAAATAGGAAATTGTTATGAGATATAAACCTGGACAAAGCGGAAATCCAGCTGGAAAACCGAAAGGTTCAAAAAATCATGCTATAACTCTTGAAAAGCTAACTGCTGCAATTCGTGCTGTTGAAAAATCAAAAAGAAAATCCTTACTGGAGCATTTTGTCGAACGAAGTTACAAGGATAACAAGCTGTTAGCTGTTTTAATGAAAAAATACATAGCTGACAAAAAAGAGTTGGTGGCTGAAGTAAAAGCAGCGTGCATTGAAGATGTACTAAGGGATTTAAAGAAAAAATCGTGATAAAAAAATGACAGAAATCACATCAGAGACAAGAGATTTTGCGCAAGCGTTGTTAAACGATTTTGAAATGTTTGCTGAAAAATGTATCAAAATTCGTGATCACAACACAGCAGCGATTGTTCCGTTCAGGCTGAACGCAGGGCAAAAAATCCTTCATGCTGTTTCTGAAAAGCAGAAATCTGAGCAAGGAAATGTTCGTATATTGTTGTTGAAAGCTCGAAGATTTGGAGGTTCGACATATATAGAGAGTAGGTTTTATCATAAAACATCTATGAATTTTAATCAAAATACGTTTATCATCGGACACGAAGAAGAATCTACGAGTACCTTGTTTCGGATGGCTAAGCTGATGCATGAGAATAATCCACTTGCGCCGGCGACACTCGCCAGCAACGCACGAGAATTGAGATTTGACAATGAAACTGGGGCTGGCCTTAAATCTGAATACCGGCTTGCAACAGCTAGAACAGTAGGTGCAGGGCGATCGCAGGGTATTCACATGTTACATGATTCAGAAGAAGCGTTCTGGCCTGATACAGAAGAAACGCTCTTAGGCTTGCTTCAGTGTGTACCCGATTTGCCTGCTGATACTGAAATATACCGAGAATCAACAGCAAACGGATTCGGAAATATGTTTCAGCGTGACGTGATGGACGCATACCGTGAGGGTATGTATCCGTATTTCAAAGATGACAAAGGGCGAGTTTTTGCTTGGTCTCATCCAAATACACATTGGGTTCTGGTGTTTGTACCCTGGTTTGTTCATGAATTATACACGCTTGACTTTCCTTCTGAAGAAGCCAAAAAGCAATTTCTTAAAACAAAAAGTGAAAAGGTGTATGATTCAAGCGGTATGCGATGGATCTCTTCACCGGCGAAAAAACTTGCTGAAGAGTTTGATTTAACTGATGAGCAGTTATATTGGCGGATGAATGCGATAAAGAACAAGTGCGGCGGTTCAGAAGAGAAATTTAAGCAGGAATATCCTGCTACGGTTGAGGAGGCGTTCATTGCGACAGGGTCAAATGTTTACAATAAAGAATTGTGTGACGATATTGAAAAAGAGTGCGAGCCGCCACTACTGGTTGGAAATGTGGTATCAAGATTAGGAAAAACGAAGATTAAGCCCGACAAACACGGTTCTTTTCGTCTATGGGAGAAGCCTGTCGCTGGAACACAATATTTCATGACTGTTGATGTTGCGGGTGGTTTAAGAACTTTTGAGAACACCAAGACAAAGCCAAAACCTGACTATAGCGTTGTTGATGTTTGGAACAGGGCATCAGGTATCCAGGCAGCACAATGGCATGGGCACATAGATTATGATTTGCTTGATGAGCTGGTTATGCTAATCGGGCATCTCTTTAATCTTGCAGCCGCATGTGTAGAAAAAAATAACCACGGTCATTCAGTTATAGCCGGCTTGAAAAAAGCACGATATCCGCAATACGAGGAAGCCCCGGGCAATCCAGGTTGGCTGACAACTAAATTCACTAAGCCAAATATGATCGATAGCCTTCTTGATGCAACAAGAAGCGGAAGCCTGCAAATCAGATCAAAAGAAACTGTATCAGAAATGAGGACATTCATTGAAGAATCCGGCAAATACGGAGCTGCACAAGGTTGTAATGATGACAGGGTGATTACAGCAGCTATAGCCAGTCAAATGTTGATATTACTGCCGAAAAGAGTCCTTAAAAAGTACCAAATGAATTATGATTTAGGCAATTGGAATAAGAAGGCTCAAGCAGCATGATAACAATACAAAATGAAAAAAACGGCAAGTATCAGCACCTTGTGACTTATTGTATCGACATGTACTCAGAGTTTGAGAACTCGTCATATCGTGAGAAAAAAATTGAAGATGCTAAGAAGGCAAGACTCACATATGAGCAAAGAAATGAACAAACCGAATTCCCCTGGAAGGATGCCAGTAATATCATTTTGCCGTTGACAACTATTACTGTTGACAATCTTGAACCCAGACTGGTCGCAGGGCTGACAGGAAAACAGCCATTCGTACAGTTAGATGCTGAAGGTTTGACAGAACAACCGCCCGAATATGAAGTTTTGCAAGAATGGTTCAATGATGAACTGAAAAAGAACGTCAAAATCGACAAGGTTTCAAAGCAAATTGTTCATGATATTCTGCTCGATGGAACTGTGTTCCCAGTTGCGGAATACAAAATTAACGAAAAAACAATCAGAGAATTTCAGTTTGACCAGCAAGGGAATATTGCAATCAACCCTGAAACTAACGAGCCAATCATCCAGGACATACAGAAAAAAGAGGATGAAGCTGTAAAAATTAAAACAGTGCCATTAACGGATATGTTTTTCGCAGACGATATAGGGAACTGGGAGGAAGCAGATTTTATTCGAATTATCCGTCCGTCTTACGCAGAATTGCAGAGAGTAAGAAATGACATTGGCTATCAAAATATTGATGCGGATCTGCTTGCTGAAGAAATAGACGAGGCTTTACTTGAAGATGATAACCTGACTCCGCAGCAATCGACTGAAGAGATCGGCATATCCGGAAAAAAAGTAATTGAATGTGTAGAATGTCATATATCTTATATGTATAGAGAAGAAGGTGCACAAGAGAGTGAAATAGACGATTTTACAGAAGAACGCATCATTGCAACAATAGCAATAGAGTCACAAACACTCATAAGATTAGTATTGTTGCGTGACATTAACATGTCGAATAATCATATAATCAAAAGATTGCGAATATATCCTGAAGAAGGAAAAACTTTAGGTACGAGCATTTACGAAAAGCTCAAATCTATTCAAGAAGGCGCGAGTGATACTTTTAATCTTGTGATAAATTCATCAACAGTGACGATGGTTCCCTGGTTTCTATATGGGGATAGGGCTGGTCTTGCAAAGGATGTTGAAATATATCCGGGGAAGGGTGTTCCGTGTGATGATCCGTCACAAGTTCAATTTCCTAGGTTTGCGACTAATCCCGCACAACATGTTGAATTTATTAATATGTTCATGTCGTTATGGGAACGTTTAGGGTCAATCGGTGATTTACAGGTAGGCCGGCAAAGTGAAAAAGACAGAACCGCTACTGAGACTATAGCGGTTATTGAAGAAGGCAATTTGAAACACAACTATCAGAGTAAGGGGTTAAGAGAAGATTTCCTGGATCTGGTTCGCACGATTTGGGATTTATATTATAAAAACATGCCTTTTGATTTCCAATTTCAGCACCATGGCCAGCCGGTGCAATTACCAAGGGCGATAATGGGCAGGGGTGTTAAGTTTACCCTCATGGGTTCAACAGATATGGCCAATAAACTAATTGAACGAAAAGAGAATGAGGCTCTCTACCAGCAATTAAGACCTGATCCGGTTATAAATCCATTAGAAATTGTAAAAGACTTAATTAAAAATTACAAACCTGATACAGATTTATCAAGATATATCAATCCTGATATATCACAAATGATAGCAGGGATGCAAGAGCATCCTGAATTATCAGAAATTATTGCCCAGTATCTGCAAGATAAACAAAACATGGAAGGTGAGGGAGGCCAAACAGCTTGATAGAATTTTATATGAGCGATGCGTTTAGACTGTACCGGAAGAAAATAACCGAAACAGTTATTAAAAAAATTACACCTTTGATTTATAATCCTTCGGAGGGCGAAATGAAAGGGATGTTAAATATAACTCGTTATATTCTTGATATCCCTGTCGAAGCAGCAACTTCAAAAGAAGAAAAAGAAATTTTAAAACTTCAAGCGATAGAAGATATAGAAACTGTAAGAATTAGTTTGATAACAAAACAGTTAGTGAAAGAAGATTAAAGGAGAAAGACAAATGCCGGATGAAATAGAAAACTCTACATCAGAAGAAGAAATAATTGAAGAAGACGTTTTTGAGGGAGATGAAGACGAAAATCCTAATATTCATGAAGTGGCCGATGATTTTGATGATGATGATTTTGACGGTTTAACTGATGAAGAAACCACAGAAGAAGACACTAAAGAAACTAATGAAGGCTTCGAAACTAAATACAAAGACTTGCAAAACAATTATGACAGGGCGTCAAGACATATTCTTGATCTAAACAAAACTGTAAAACTTTTACGTCAGGAAGTCCAAGCAAACAAATCTGAGAAAGAAACAAAAGACGTTGAGTTGACAGATCAACAAATTAAAGGCTTGCTTGAAGCACACGAAGGTGACCACGGCACAACACTTGAAATTATAAAACATGTGTCTAGGCAAATAGCTAAAGGGGTTTCAGACGATTCGCACAAAGCCGAAGAAATTGTCAAAACTCAACAGGAATTATCAAATTATGTGTCACAGGCATTTCCTGTTTTAGAACAAGAAGGATCGGAGTTAAGAATGCAGGTTGACTCTTTTAAAAATAAAATGCAGCTTACAGAGCATCCTTACGGTGACTTTCTGGCATTGTCCGGGTTATTGCACAGAGACATTGAAATCATTCAAAAAGAAGCATATGAAAAAGGGGTGCAGGAAGGACTCGGCAAAAAAACGAATACAAACAGGAAAAAGACTATTGCCAGGTCTGCATTGACACCTTCAGGGAAGCCATCTACTGCTGGAACAAAGACTGTAAGTGGTTTGTCAAGGGCGGAGATAGCTGTAGCTAAAGAAATTGGGTTGACATCACCAACGCAACTTAAATTGTATGCTCAAATATTGAGCAAAAAAAAATAAAGGGAAGAAAAAATGGCAAAAACAAAAGAAAAAGCTCAAGAGATAAAAGAAAACCTTCCTGTTTCACAGACTGTAACAGCCGAAGAAGCGGCTATTATGGCACGAATAACAGCAGAGGATAGTGGGTGGAAAGAGATTATATCTGAAGAGGCTATGAATGATTTCAGCTTATCAGATGACCCTTATGCTTTGCCGGAACCGGCGAAGAAAAAAGAAGATCAAAGAAAATATAAATTCAGATGGATAGAAAAAAAACCCAGGCGGATAGATTTTATTCGCAATCTGGACATCCCTAAAAGATGGTGGCTATGTAACAGTACTAATACGCCATTCCTGAAAGGGTTTTTTGACCCTATACATGGTGGAGTTCAAAAACTCGATCAGATATTGGTTTTTAAGCCATGGTCTCATCATATAGCTCAAAAGAAGCTAAATGACCAGTTAAAGGCCGCTCAAAGAAATTCAGGAGAGATCCCAGAAAACCATATGGAATCCAAGATTGAGGAAGGGGCTTGGCTGGCAGGCAACGATGTAAAAATTAAAAATTCTGATATCGTACACAATGAAGATTTAACTGACGATCTTGGTGACTTAATCACCTAGCATCGTTTATAAAGGATATATGTTATGAGTAGAGATCAATCAACCGTTGACGCACCAAGGGGATTTACTCCCTGGGAGGCTGTCAGGCATACAAGTTATTATGCAGTTCAGACCACACCAACTACTGATATTTTTATCGGCGATTTGGTGGAAAGTGCAGGGAATACCCTGTTGACACCTAAAATGGGCAACTTAATTGAAGCTGTTGTTGAAGAAACGGGAGCTGCTGGCAGCCTTTTAGGTGTTGTGGTCGGTATTTTTGATGAAGATTTTTTTCCAATTAACAACATGGACACAGCAGATGCCGGTAATGGGACAATAGCCGGATATCTTGCGGTAGCTGATGATCCTATGCAGGAATATGTTGCACAGGAAGACGGTGTCGTCTCTAGCCTTGTTGCAGCGGATATGGGGCTTAACGTTAACGCTATTTCAACACATGCAGGCAGCACTTCAACAGGTATAAGCGGCATGGAGATTGATTCAAGTTCCAAGGCCACCACAGCCACCCTTGCGATGCAACTATTAAGGCCGCATCCTGATGATTCACTTTCGGCAGCAGGCGCAGCCGGAAACCATTGCCGTTTTATAGTAAAACTTAACTCAGCCTTTATGGGAAGTAATGTAGTAGGTGTGTAAAACAAAGGAGTAGAATATCATGATTACAAGATCAGTATTAGCAAACCAATATGTTCCTGGTTATTTCGCACTTGCTAACGATAGTTATATGTTAAAAAGAGCTGAAAGCCAATGGAAAAAAATGTGTTCCAGACGGAAATCAACGAAGGCTAAGGAAGAGGATATTACACAGTCTGACCTCGGCCTCCCTTCAGTAAAAGGTGAAGGCCAGGCGGTCACTTTCGATCAGCCGATTGCCGGAGCAGCGCAGACCTGGGTTCATATAGTATACGCTCTGGCCGTAAGGATTTCAGAAGAAGCAGTTGACGATAATTTATATCAGATGGGTAAAGGCGGGAGTGGTGGCAGTAGATTCCCTGAATTGTTTAAAGCTCTTGGTATTTCAATGGCGGAAAACGAAGAAACCCTGATGGCTGATTTCTTCAACTATGGTACAGCGACAACTTACCATTCTACCAGAAACTCAAAAGCATTATTTGCGACAGATCATCCCAGGCTTGATGGTACAACTTTTTCCAACAAAGCAACAAGTGCCGATTTGACTTATACATCTTTTTGGGCTGGTATTATAGCAGCCGAAAATCAGTACGATAACAGGCAAAAACGGATTAAAAAGCAATGCAATAAGCTCTGGGTTCCGCCTCAGTATGAAAAAAAGGCCAGGGAGGTAATGTATTCCCCTGATCAGCCGGACACGTCTAATCGTGCTATTTCCGCTTATAAGCAGTCAGGTCGTAAAATAGAGCTGGTTGTGTGGCGTTATATGACAGATGAAGATGCTTTTATTTATCAGCTTGACGGCACTGGTATTATACATTTTACCAGACGGAAAACACGGTTCGCTCAAGAAGGTGATTTCTTGACCGGAGATATGATGGTAAAGGCGGATCAACGATGGTCTGCTGAAATTGAAGACCCACAATGTTTTTACGGGAATATTCCAGCTTAAGGGGAGAAAACGATGCCTAACACACATGTTGGCGAATCCCTATACGTTGGGGATAGGAACAGTCAAACACAACTAGCAGATACTAATGGCAATCTTTTTCAAGCAGGAACTCAAATTACTGCAACTGCTCAAGAGCTTAACGCGGTTGCAGACGCTTCAAGCAGGATTGTCACTTTAACAGAAGCAACCACTATAACAAAAGCGCTTCATGCGGATAAGATTTGTCTTTTAAGTCTGCTTGAAGGCTTTACAGTAACTTTGCCGGAAGCTACAGGAAGCGGTGATATTTATACGTTTAAAGTCGGAATTGTTCGTACTTCAAACGCATATATTATTGCTGCCTTAACAACCGATACAATGTCTGGGTTTGCGTTTATCGCTGATACAGATACAAACGACAATGCTGAATGTTTTGCAATCAGCGGGACTGACGACAAGCTAACCTTAAATGCAACAACCACAGGTGGGTTGACTATCGGCGACACTGTTCGATGTATTGACGCACAAGATACAACCTGGCACGTTGAATGCTTTCTGACTGGTTCCGGTGATTTAGCAACTCCAGGAAGCGCTACATAATGGCAGTCTCAACACACAAAGATGATAGCCCTATTGCTTTTGGTGTTCACTCAGGAGCAACAGGGCTTAATCTGATCAATAAACTTGGTTATTTTAAAACTTGTGGTATAACTGTTGGAAGGGCTATTTATAATACTACTGATGGTAGTAACGGCCTTATAACAGCGGTTACAGATACAACAATTACATGCACTTTGTCAGATGGTATAAATAACGAATGGACTGATGGCGATGCGTATGAAATTTATATAACCGGCGTAAAAGGTGCGACAATTTCTCAAATTGAAGTTGATAAAAGATATGGCCGAAAAACTTCAAAATATCACAGATTAAACAAAGACGGATATTTTAAAGATGATGTTGACGAACCAGACGGAGTTTTCACAGCAGGGCAGCCAATAAGGATGCGATAAATGGGTACACTTAGAGCTGTTACAGCAGCCGATTTAATAACTAAGGCCAGGTATGAATTAAGAGACACGAATACAAGGGTATTCGAAGATGCAGAGCTGTTAAGGTACTTAAATAAAAGCTGTGATGTGATATACAGTCTGTTAATAGACTTAGAGTCCGACATGGTTTTGACGGGTTCTGAAAATTTCAACACAGTTGCAGGGACAGAAACTTATGACAAGGCTGCACAAGGGTTTGACGACATTTGGACTATGAACCAAATATGGGTAGATACTTACCCACCAATGGAGCAAGTTGAAGAATCTGAACGATATGACTATGTGAACCAGGAAGAAGCCGGAAACACCGGCGGCCGTTCTATTCCTGAAAAGTATTATTTTGCAGGGGATAATGTAGGGCTTTTGCCGATTCCTGATGATGTTTATACTGTCAGGCTTACATACTATCCGAATTTTGTCCCTTTGGCTTCAACGTCTGCAACTGTACCTTTTAAAAATTTGTTTAACCTTGAGCTTGTAGAAAGCTTACTCATATTCGCAAAAAATAGAAACCAAAGGAATTTTAATCTAAACGAGGCATTATTAAACATATTTTCCGATAGAGCCAAAAGAATTGTTAAAAAACGCAGGGTAAGAAATGTGTCAATCAGACCAGTTTATAGTTAATCGTAATGTATTTACAAAGCAAAAAAACAGGTTCGTCGCCGTTGACACCTATAGTTTACCTCCCTAAGCCGCAAGGTGTCAATTCAATGGTTGCGGCCAATCAGCTTACACCCTCCGAGCTGGTTGCCGCAACCAATTGGATGTACGACAACACCGGCGCTATCGTTACCAGACCAGGGCTTGTGAAAGTCACCAACACAGCTCTTGGCAGCGCTATAATAAAAGAAGGGGAAGTGGTGATAGATGGCACGTCTTACAAACTTTCCGTAGACGCAGATTACTATCTGCACTATCTAGACGGTTCAAATGACCCAGTGCAAATAGGCAGCCAGCCATTAGAAGGCAGGCCGGAGATTATACAATTTGCCGGATACGCTGTTTTTACAGATGGCGGATACTTAAAAATATGGGACGGCACAACATTAAGGCTTGCATATGACGCAGGAACAAACAGCGGCACATACACGTCCGGTTTCCAATTTGACAGCACTTATTTAACGGCTTCATCAAGTGTCATCAAGGTTGGAAATGGAAGTTTATACCGGGCGGCGTATAAATTTACAACTCAAGAATGGACTTCGGGCTGGACGATTCCAGTTACTTCAGTTGAAGTAAAACTGAAAAGAACAGGAACTTTAGCCGCCACAACTTTTTATGTCAGAATCCGCAGGGTTTCTGATGATTACATCATGGCAAGTGTCAGCTCTTTGTCTGATGGAACCAGCGATTACACTACAGCCGACGAACTCAAAAATACTGCAACTTTATACACAGCCACTTTCACCGATTCGGATATATCCGTAGAACTATCGCCTGAAACAGAATACTATCTTACCTTTGAGTGGAGTGGCGGCGATGCTTCAAATAATATTGAAGTTAGCCTGACGGATATAGATACAGCCGATGGTGTAGCATATTCTTATAGCGCCGGCACATACACCAACGACAGCGCACACACCCCTTTGATGAGTCTAAGCCCTGGCAGGCCACCAAAGGCGACTATGGGAGAGGTAAAGGATGATAGGCTTTGGTTGAGTGGAAGTGCAGACGCTCCAGGTTTTTCATATTATAGCAATGTAAATACTCCGCTTGATTTTTCAACGTCTAGTGGCGGCGGTTATACAGGCGTGATTGATGCTTCAACCGGCAATTTTGCAGTAGGCGCATTGCTTCACCAGTTCGGAAATCTCTATTTTATAGGCAAAGCAGAACAGCCTTTCTTCGCAGTCCTTACAGGGACATCCCCTTCTGATTTTATGATTACAGAGCGTTTTAAGCATTTATCATCAGAGGTTCATATGGCTGTAAATGCTATACATGACTCGATATTTTGCAACGAAACAGGTGCGTTTACTCTGTCAGGCGTTGAACAATATGGTGATTTGCGGTTTGCGAATATTGCCAATCCTGTTCGCAACCATTTTAATTCGTATTTTGATGGTAACGGGTTTATGGCTTATAACCCAAACATGTCACAGATACTTATCAAACTAGGCAACTCAAGCCAGGTTCTAGTCGGGCATATCGGTCTTGCCTCACAAGCAAAAGAAGGCATACGAACTCCCTGGACAATTTGGGAGTTTGGGAATCTTACACCGTCTTCTTTCAGTTTTATGGATAATGATTTTTACATTGGTATGACAAATGGCCATCTATATAAGTTGACTAATGGGGCTGTAACAGATGACGGTGAAGCAATAAATTATTTTCTATTGCCTGGGATTATTGAAATGCCATTTAATGCAGAGGCAAACGTGGAAAGCCTGAATCTTGGGGTTTCAAATCAGGGTGCAGCAGGAACTTTTGACGTAAATTTTAAATATCCAGGAGGTGTAAGTTTTGAGCTTGAAGCAGGTTTTGAGCTTGAAGCAGGTTTCGAGTTTGAAGCAAAAGACACCTTCTCTGTTACGGTCGATACTTCTACAACGGCTCCTTATGAAATTTGGGCAAATTATAATACGCAGCAAATTCAATGGGGAATTGGTAATGTAGTTGATTGCGGTAAGTTGTTTTTGTCGGGAGCGAGTCTTGGCGTTAGACAACTCAAACTTTAAGGGAGGTAGGAACATGAAAGATCACAAAAAAATGTTATTAGCGGTAAATTTAAAAGCACTGGCAGCCAGGATGTTTTACAACAGCGAGATGATAAAAGAAAACTACGGCAAAGATTCTGTAAACGCTATTGACCTTGCTGACGCAGGCGAGGTGGTAAAAACATGGGCGGATGGGATATTAAAGGAGATAAAAACAGATGGCTAATATATTTATTGCTTTTGCAGGGCTTGAAGGCGGGGCAGGTACAGATACGGTTCAGGGCACAGTTTCAACTAGTCTGGTGAATAATGCCATTACAATCGCTTTCCATTCAAATAAAAAATATACCTATCTGTATAATTCAACCAGCATTACAGCGCATGACGGAGTTAATTTTACAGTTATCCAGCCTTATGATTTACCGGCGTCCGGTAGGCATATTTTGCAATCTGCATACGAGCATAACATTGACCATGACCTGTTGACTAATTTTCTTGCGACTGAACATAAAACGGCGGAGGTCATTAGAGCTGAGGTTGCAACTCCATTATATGTTGAAACAAGAACGTCTGATCCTGGCACTCCCGTAACCGGCCAGCTTTGGCTTAGAACAGACTTATAGGATATGTGATGAAAACAGAGATTACACTCACGCCAACAGATAACAAT